CCGGCACTAACGAATTATATTCGGCTCCGAAAGATGCCGAGATAAAAAACAGTTAATGAAAAACTTACTACTTTACGCGGTTGCGGCAACTACTTTACACAGTTGCGCGACGACCAACAAATCGAAATCCTCTCATAAAGAGGAAACCAAAATCGAGGTTAAAACGTCGACCGATAGCGCGACGACCAATACGCTCGATAGCGCCGGCGTACGCAGAACGGCGATAATTTCCACGACTGAGAAAGAGGGCGATTATACGCTCGTAACAACGATCGAGTTTGACACGACCGAAAAATTACCGCCAGGCGTTAATACAGTGCCGTTAATTGACGGATCAACGCCGGCCGAGGACTACGGTATCGAGATCGACGGCGTTAAAATTAAGGGGCGCGTAAAAGGCATAATCCGAAAGGAAACCGGCCATAAAACCGAGAAAACTAAAACCGAGGCGACCGGCGTCGATAGCAGCCATAAACAAACCGGCGCGACAACGGACCTCAGCAAAAAAGCCGAAGCGAAAGCCGAGTCGAAAGTCGACGATAAGAATAAAAAAGTATTTCGGATCGACGCGACCGGCCTCGTAATTGGCAGCATTATACTACTACTATTGATCGCGGTTATTTATTATTACAGGCAAAACATTAAATTCTATTTAACAAAAGTTGGATTATGGCCGAAAAAATCACAGTCGAGATCCTCGCCAAGTTAGCACCCTCGACGCCGGTTAACCGGTTGGAATTGGTTTGTAAGGCGCTCGTTACTATCTGCCCATTATACGGTATGTACGAGGTCGATATATTACAGGAATTTATCGCAACCTTACTCGAGGAAAGCCGCGAGTTTAAAAGCTATTCCGAAAATCTCAGTTATAGCGCTGAGGGTTTATGCCGCACCTGGAAAAAACGGTTTCCGACGATTGCCAGCGCATTACCTTACGCCCGTAACCCGCAAAAATTAGCTGAGAAAGTATACGGCGGCCGGCTGGGTAACAAATTCCCTGGTGACGGTTGGCTATTCCGCGGATCCGGACCGATACAGCAAACCGGCCGAGGCATTGTTACCGAGTTTTGCGCGTATATGAAAAAGACGTACGGCATAACAAAGACGCCCGAGGAAATGGCTATATTGATCCGGACCGACGACGTTTACGCTATTCATTCGGCTTGCTGGGTATTCGCGATCGCCAAATCGTTGATCGACGAGGCGATCGCCGACGATATGGTCGAGATCACTCAAAAAATTAACGGAGGACAAACGAATATATCCGCCCGATTAAAATATTACGACGCCTGCGTACGGTTGATCGTTTAAAGTCGGTTCATGTGTAAAGGTTGTATTTTTTCCCGTCGGTTTGGCCGGCGGGTTTCTTTTATACACGAAAAACGGCCAACGTTTAAACGCCGGCCGCTAAAAAGTCCTTTCAAAACTTTTGGATAAGAAGTTGCAAGATAGTAAAAATTTGGTTTATCCAAATAAAGTTTTAATTTTACGGTTATGGAACGAATGAACGCCGACCAATACCGACAATTACGAGGCGTATCGCTGGCCGCGGTATGCGAGTCCCTGCGTCGCCACAATGGCCCGCATGAAACGCTCCCAGGCGTTTTAAAGGTCGACAAACTCGGTCCGAGTTGGTTGCTCGAGGTCGAAAAATCTCTCGTTACGAAAGGCCGTTTAAAAAAATCTGCAAAAAAAGTTTAGTAAATTATTACTTTATTCAAATAAAGTTATTATATTGCATTACCAAAGCAATAAAGCAGCGGCGTAAAACCTTTCAAAATGCAAATAAGTAAATTCGACAAACAGACATTACCGACACTCCGCGCGGCTATCGACGCGGCTTTAAAAAACATTAACGCGGAATTCGGAGTTAATGTAAAACTGGGCAATATGACATACGCGCCCGACGGTTTCTCTTTCTCTTCGAAAGTAACCGGCGAAATTAAAAACGGGGCCTCCGAGGCCGCGCGTAAAGAAACCGCAAAACGCTGGCTCGCTAATTTCGATTTGAAACTCGACCAAGAGTTTCGATATGCCGGCAAAACTTTTAAAATAGTAGATTTCGATTTAAAGGCGAGAGATAAAAACGTCGTCGTTCTTTGTGCCTTCGATAGTAAAAGATACAAATTTGATCCGATAGACGTTGCCAACATTCTAAAAAAAGAGCCTGTAAAATGAGTAAAATATTAATCGCTTGCGAATTTAGTGGTACGGTACGAGATGCCTTTATACAACATGGACACGATGCTGTTTCCTGTGATTTAGAGCCGACCGATAGCAATGGGCCTCATTATAGAGGGGATGTCTTCGACATTATTAACGACGGTTTCGATTTAATGATCGCTCACCCGCCTTGTACGTACTTAACAGTAACCGGAAATCGTTGGTTTAAAGATGAGTATAAAGACAGATTTCCGAATAGAATGGCCGAGAGAGAGAGAGAAAGCGATATCGTTTTTTAAAAAATTAATGGACGCGAATATTCCTTTTATTTGTATCGAAAATCCGATCGGCGTAATGTCTACCGAGTACAGAAAACCCGATCAGATAATCCAACCGTATCAATTCGGACACAACGCTTCAAAAGCTACCTGTTTATGGCTGAAAGGATTACCGATTTTACAACCGACCGACATTGTCGATAAAGGCGAATTTATTACGTATAAAAGCGGGAAACGTTGCTCTAAATGGTACGCAGAAGCCGCAAACGGGACGACAGCGATCGAGAGAACTAAAATACGAAATAAAACATTCAAAGGGATTGCGGACGCTATGGCCTCGCAATGGTCCGACGTTCTTACGTTGCATGAAAACGGCATTTGGTAACCACTTAAAAATAAATTTTGTTTATTCGAATAAAGTATTAATTTTACCACTTCTTAAAAAAAAACCTTTCAAAATGAACGACAATAACGCGTATTTCGAAATCGCTATCCCAAAAGAGTTTTTATTAAAGCCGGACGATAATCTCGATTATCATTTCCGAGCAATAGTCCATTACCACCGTAACGGATTGATATCGGATATATCCGCGCCGTGGTCGACAATGCAATACGTCGATTGGAACGCCAAAGGCCTCGAGGACTATTTCGTCGGCGCTATCAAAAACGCACAAGAGAAAGACACAATACCCGCGTAACCAAATTTTCAAATATAAATTTTACACAATGATTAAATTAGAAATCACTGCTAACGACGCGGCCGATTTAGCGCAACAGGTTAGCGGGTTGTCCGCGGTAATGGGCGGAGTCGCCGCTCCGACAACAAAAAAACAGGCAGATAAGCCGCAAGCCGGAGCCGCCGCAACTTCGACAGTTAGCAACGCGACGACCGTAACCGTGGAAATGGTACGCGCAATCGCCGCCGAAAAGTCCAAAGCAAATGCGACCGAAGTAAAAGCCGCGATCGCTGAGTTTGGGGCGAAAAAATTATCGGAATTGAAAGAGGCCGATTATAAGGCTTTTTATGACAAAGTAAACGCGATATAATATGCCAGGCGACCACGCTTTACTTAGTCCCTCGGGCGCGAAACGTTGGATAACTTGCACCCCGTCGGCGCGACTCGAGGAAAATTTCGAGGACGAGGCCGGTATACCCGCCGAAGAGGGTACGCTCGCCCATAAACTCGTTGAGTCGATTTTGCAATACAAAACGCGGCTTATCGATAAACCGGAGTACGAGCGACTATTAGCTGAGATAAAAGCCGACAAGTTGTACGCAAATGCTATGTTTGAGTATTGCGATCAATTTGCCGCGGTCGTATTGGAAAAATTCGCCGAGGCGCAAATGAGATCGCCCGACGCGTTACTATTTCTCGAGCAACGATACGACCTTTCGCGCTGGGTGCCGGCGGGTTTCGGTACCGGCGATATTAGTATCCTCGCCGACAGGTTGCTCGAAATAGTGGACTATAAGTACGGTAAAGGCGTTGTCGTTGACGCGGACGATAACGAGCAAATGAAACTCTACGCGCTCGGGGCGCTTGAAAAGTTCGGCCACTTGTACGATATCGAAACGGTACGTATGAGTATCTACCAACCGAGAGTTGATAATTTCCCCGTTTTTGAGATGTCCGTTGCTGACCTTTTACAATGGGCGGAGTCGGAATTAAAACCGAAAGCCGTACTCGCTTTTGCCGGCGAGGGCGATTTCGTCCCTGGCGATCATTGCGGATTTTGCCGCGCTCGGGCGGTATGCAAAGCCAACGCCGAGTATAACCTCGAGATAGCAAAACACCAATTCGAGGTACCCGTTTTCCTCGACGAATTCGATATCGCGGATATCCTCGAGCGGGCGCCACAGTTTACCAAATGGATAAAAGCCGTCGAAGAGTACGCACTAAAACAAGCCGTTAACCACGGTATTAAATGGCCTGGGTTTAAACTTGTCGAGGGGCGTAGTAACCGCGTATTTATTGATCCTAACGCCGTAGCCGCTGAGTTAATGATCGCCGGCTATCCATTCGAGGCGATTCATAAGCCGACCGAATTACTCGGCATTACGGCGCTCGAGGACACGTTCGGAAAAAAGAAACTCGGCGAGGTTATATCGGATTTAATTGTCAAGCCGGCCGGCCAGTTAACGTTAGTACCTGTAAGCGATAAGCGCGAAGAGTATAACAGCCTGGACGCAGCGCGGCGGGATTTTGACGGCCACGGCGAGGACGACGCCGAATTTTTACAATAATAATTTTATTAAACTTCAAAACTTTAAAACAGTGGCAGAAAAAAAAGACACGTTTTGCGTTATCGGCTCAATAGGTATGCCGATACGATTCAGCTATTTGCACGTTGGCGAGCCGAAAGCCATTAACGGTAGTACGGACTTAAAATACTCGACGGCGATACTGATACCCAAACATTATAAAGTCGAATTAAAAAAGATCGAGGCCGCAATACAGGCAGCTATCGAGGCGGGGACCGCTAAATTTGGCGACAAATGGAAAAAATCGCCTAAATTCAAACTGCCGTTAAACGACGGCGATATCGACAAACCGGACGACGCAGTTTACGCGGGTAATTTTTATTTAAACGCAACTTGCGCCAATAAACCACAGGTCGTTGATCGTAAGAAAAACGAGATCCTCGACAAAGAGGAAATATACAGCGGTATGCATGGCCTGGTAAGCGTTAATTTTTTCCCGTTCGATAACTCAGGTAACAAGGGCGTCGGCGTTGGTTTAAATAATTTGATGAAAACCAAAGAGGGCGACCGCCTGGCGAGTCAAACCTCAGCGGCGGACGATTTCGCCGAAGTGGACGACGACGGCAGCGCTGCCGAAGAGGATAACAGTTTCCTCGATTAATTCACTATTTTACAGCGGCCGTTTTGAGGTATCGCCTTAACTCGGTCGCTTTTTAAAAAACCTTTCAAAATGAATAAATTAAATGTGCATTTAGACAGTACTCGGCACGATTCGCACTCGGATAAAACCGAATTAATCGAATGGCGAAATTTAAACGCTGCACTTACCTCGGCCTTTGGCGTCAAATCTTACGAAACCATTATTTCGATTGAGGTATCCGAGGTTGGAATTACCGCTAAAATCGGACTAATTAAAGACGATACCGACGACGAATAATTTACTATCTTACTACTAAAAATATGACCTCAACGCTCGCGCTTGATATAGAAACGTACAGCCCGACCGACCTAAAAACGGCCGGCGTATTTCGCTACGTCGAGGATCCCGATTTCGAAATAATATTGATCGGCTACTCATTTGACGACGAACCGGAATACGTACTCGATCTAACGCTCGAAGAGTACGAAATGGACGCCGACGATTGGCAAATATACCAGGCGAGGTTAGCCCGTGTACTCGAGGCGCTTACCGATCCGGATATCTTAAAAACCGCTCATAACGCGCCGTTTGAAATGGCCTGTTTATCTACGTTCTTTAAAATTACCCTGGTCGCCGATCAATGGGAGTGTACAATGGTAAAGGCCTCAATGTTGGGTTTACCGCTCGCCCTCGAGGCCGTGGCGCGGATCCTGGAATTATCCGAGCAAAAATCGAGTGCTGGTAAACAGTTAATAAAATATTTTTCGATACCGTGTAAGCCGACCATTGCCAACGGCCAGCGTACGCGCAATATGCCATACCACGCGCCGTATAAGTGGCGACGTTACAAAGTTTATTGCCGCCAGGACGTCCGGACCGAGAAAGCAATAAAAAAGGAAATACGATTTTTCGAGATACCGGAAATGGAAAAAAAAGTATGGCGACTCGATTACAAAATAAACTCGCGCGGTATCTTAATGGACCGGCTTTTTATAAATACCGCGATCAACATGGATGAGGTCGTTAAAGACGATCTGTACCGCGAGGCCGCCGCATTAACCGGACTCAGTAACCCGAACTCGGCCGCTCAGTTAAAAGAATGGTTAACGAAGGAAATGCCGCTCGACGACGTACAGAAATTACGCAAAGAGGACGTACCGGTACTCCGCGAGGCCGCCGTCGGGTATGAGGGCGAGGAAACGATACAACGGGTACTCGATATCCGGCTCGAAATGTCGAAAACCTCGAGTAAGAAATACGCCGCTATGCTAAATTATATTTGTGCGGACGACCGGATCCGAGGTATGCATCAATATTACGGAGCCAATCGTACCGGTCGTTGGGCCGGCCGAGGCGTGCAGCCGCAAAATATGTATAAAAACAAATTGCCGGATCTTGACCTCGCGCGTAAAATTGCCCGTACTGGCGATCTCGAGTTACTGGATTTCATTTTCGGAAACGTGCCGGACGTTCTTAGCCAGTTGATCCGGACGGCCTTTGTTGCGCCTGCAAATAAGAAATTTTTAATTTCCGATTTTTCCGCTATCGAGGCGAGGGTTATCGCATGGCTGGCCGGCGAAACCTGGCGGCTCGACGTATTCAAAACGCACGGTAAAATATACGAGGCCTCGGCGGCAATGATGTTTAAAGTCCCGATCGAGGCGGTAACCAAAACCTCCGATTATCGGGCGAAAGGTAAAATTTCCGAGTTGGCGCTCGGGTTCCAGGGAGGTATTGACGCGTTAATAAAAATGGGCGCGGTTAAAATGGGCGTAGTTGACGAGGCGCTCAGAAATGCGCGGATTATGTTTGACAAAGGCGAAACCGTGTACGCAGATTGGGACGAACTGGAAACGCACGTTATCCGGTCCGAATTAAAACGCCTGGTTGATCTTTGGCGCGCGGCTAACAAAAAAATTGTTAAACTTTGGTACGACGTCGAGGACGCCGCCTTATCGGCCGTCGAGAACAATACGACCGTTAAACTCAAAGGCAAAGAGATTTATTTCAAAGTAGCTAATAATATTTTGTGGATCACATTACCGAGTGGTCGGAGTCTTTGTTATCAAAATCCACGACTCCGCGAGGGACGGTTTAATAAAAGGGTATTGATCTATGACGGTATGAACCAAACAACGAAACAATGGTCCCGCCAGGATACGTACGGCGGTAAACTGGTTGAGAATATCGTACAAGCTATTGCTCGGGATTGCCTCGCTATGGTATTAATCCGGCTCGATGCTGCCGATTATCTTATCGATATGCACGTACACGACGAAATCGTTATCGAGGCGCAAATGGACGCCAACGCGCACGAGGTCGATAAAATAATGTCGAGATCGATGGAATGGGCGCCGGACTTACCGCTCGGGGCTGATACGACCGAGAGTTTATATTACCGAAAAGATTAAAATTTTACTCAAAAAAAAAATACACAACAGCATGAAAAAAGTACTCCATTTATTCGTTAACGGCGTCGGATATCAACCGTTTGAATACGAAAATTTAACCGATCTCGTGGACGCCTTTAAAGAGCGTAATATCCGCATTGGCTCCCGTACCTCGATTGGCTACGGTACCTCGATTGGCGACGGTACCTCGATTGGCGACGGTACCTCGATTGGCGACGGTACCTCGATTGGCTCCCGTACCTCGATTGGCGACGGTACCTCGATTGGCTACGGTACCTCGATTGGCTCCCGTACCTCGATTGGCTCCCGTATGGCACTGCAAAAAAAGGCCGTGGCTTTCCAGGGACGTAAGTTTTTAATAGTTGTACCCGACGAGATCGAAGTATACAGGCAGATACTTAAAATTATCGAAAAACTGAAAATAGAATACTCGCTATTTTTGTAAAGGTTATTAACATTTGTTAGCAAATTAAAGTAACGATACGTTTCTAAATTATTACTTTAGTCGTCCCGCTTTAATTGCTCCAATCCTACAATTTTTTTATTAACCTTTCAACTCTTTATGAGATAATGCCGGACAAAATTACGCTGCGTTACGATGAAACTTTCGATATCGCCTTTGGAAAATACCGTTTACAAAAGAATTGGCAAAATAAACAACTAACCTGGTCGGCCTTCATTAACCGGATCTCGACAACGATCCGGACGGCCGAAACGCACGCCGAATATATGGCGGCCGATAAGCCGCGCCAGGCAGAAATTAAAGACGTCGGCGGGTACGTTGGCGGCTACCTATCCGGAGGCCGCCGGAAAATCGGCACCGCCTTACACCGGCAACTCGTTACCCTCGATATCGATTACGCAAAGGGCGATTTTTGGGCGGATTTCGAACTCCGCTATTATTGCGCGGCCGCAATGTACTCGACTCATAAACATTCGCCTGAGTCGCCGCGCCTGCGGTTGATCGTATTACTCGATCGCGAGGTAAAGGCGGACGAATACCAGGCCATTGCGAGAAAGATCGCCGGTAATATCGATATTGAGTTATTCGATCCGACGACTTTCCAAACTGAGCGGTTAATGTACTGGCCGAGTACGTCAAAAGACGGCGTGTACGAATTCGAATACCAGGACGGGCCGCCGCTATCGGCTGACGCGATCCTCGCTGAGTATACCGACTGGACGGACTCGTCCGAGTGGCCGGTATCGGCGAGAGTCGGCAAGATCATTCGCCGCGGTATGGAAAAACAAGGCGATCCGCTCGAGAAACCTGGCGTCGTTGGCTCGTTTTGCCGCGCGTTTTCCATATCAGCCGCCATAGAAACGCATTTAACCGAGGCGTACGAACCCTGCGACATACCCGACCGATATACCTATAAACACGGCTCAACAGGCGCGGGACTCGTTACCTACGACGACCGGTACGCGTATTCTCACCACGGTACGGATCCGATCAGTGGTAAACTATGTAACGCTTTTGATCTTGTCCGGTTGCATAAATTCGGACTCAAAGACGAGGACGCCAAAGCAGATACGCCCAGCAATAAATTACCCTCGTATTTAGCAATGCTGGAATTTGCGACCAAAATACCGGAGGTACGTATACTGGCCGGATCCGAGCGGCTGCAAAACGCCCGTGAGGACTTTAAGGGTTATTTTGAAGGCGAGGACGAGAGTTTCGATATCACAGTCGACGACGAGCCGGAAAATATGGATTGGCTGGCCCAAATGGAAGCCGACCGGAATAACAAATATTATTCAACCATTAATAATATCGTTCTTATCCTCGAAAACGATCCGATCTTTAAAGATAATATCGCTTACGACGATTTCGAAAAGCAAGCCATAATTAAACGAAAATTACCCTGGCGGCCGTACACATACGATACGCGGTACCTTACCGATATGGACGACAGTAATGTCGAACATTATATCGAAAAAGCGTACGGGCTGCAATGTACCAAACTCGAGAAAGCGTACGACGTCATTTATCAGCGTACGCGTTTCCATCCGGTTAGGGATTATCTCAACGCGCAAACCTGGGACGGTAAAAAGCGCGTCGATACTTTGTTTATCGACTATATGGGTATCGAGGACTCCGAATACGCTCGGGCGGTTACCCGAAAATCGTTATGCGCCTGCGTCGCGCGGGTTATGCAACCAGGGATAAAATTTGATTACGTGGCGACCTTTGTCGGTCCGGAGGGCCGCGGCAAATCAACAGTTATCGACCGACTGGGCGGCGAATGGTACTCCGATAGTTTTACGACCGTACAAGGCAAAGAGGCTTTTGAGCAATTACAAGGCGTTTGGATACTGGAAATGGCGGAGTTAGCCGGATTAAAAAAAGCCGATACCGAGAGTATTAAACATTTCATAAGCAAACGAAAGGACCGGTTTCGCGTCGCCTTCGGCCACCGTACCGAGATTTTCCCTCGCCAGTGCGTACCGTTCGGATCTACCAATAAACTCGATTTTATGAGAGGTATGTCGGGTAACCGCCGATTTTGGCCGTTACATATTACCGATATAAAGCCGGCAAAGAATGTGTTTACGGAATTCACGAAAGACGAGATAAACCAGGTTTGGGCGGAGGCGGTATACCTGTACAATAAAAAAGAGCCATTGTTTTTATCAAAAGAATTGGAGGCGATCGCCTTTAAGGTACAGGAATTCCATACGGAAACCGACGACCGTCGCGGATTGATCGAGCAATACCTCGATATGCCGTTACCGGCTAACTGGGACAAAATGGACGTTTTCGAGCGTCGCAGATATGTACAGGGCGACGATATACAGGCGACCGGTACGATCGCCCGCGACAAGGTTTGCGCGGCTGAGATTTGGTGCGAGGTACTCGGCGGATTTCAAAAAGATATGACGAGCCAAAATACGAAATTCATCCACGAGATTATACGTACGCTGCCTGGTTGGAGTGAATTCAGAGCGCGGACAAAGTTCGGAATATATGGCGGGCAAAAAGGGTATTTTAAACAGGATTCCGGAAAATATAAGCATTTTGAGGGCGTTAATCCAGGTACAGCAAGGTTAAATTAACGGTAAACCAGGTACAGCAAGGCACTATATAACTAAATTTCTTAATTTATTTTTTAGGTACAGCAGATACAACAGGTACAGCGTAAAAAATGCCTTGCTGTACCTACTTAAAATAAGACGGGTAAAGGGATAGCGCGTTTTAGGTACAGCAGGTACAGCAATATATCTATATAGTTAAAAAAGGTAGATTAGAGAGTATATTTACCCATTGTACTCCTTACAGCATATATACTCTTAGGAAACCGTGTTTTTGCGAGTATTGCGTTATCTTAAAAATTTTAATATGTTTTTATGGGCGAAAAGACGATCGAGAATAAATTACGGGTATCGGTTGAGCGCGCGGACGGGCTGGCGATAAAATTTTTCGTTATGTCGTTTACCGGTTTTCCCGACCGGATTGTTTTAATGCCAGGCGGCCGGATCTATTTCGTCGAGTTGAAAAGCGAAGGAAAGACGCCGAGCAAACGCCAACGGTTTGTACATAAGTTGTTAAACCGACTCGGGTTTCCGGTATACGTTATCGACGATGAAACCGGATTGAATGAATTTTTTAAAATGATTAAAGCCGTATGAATTATTACGACGTCGAACATGGCTATCAACGCCACGCCCGCCAGCATATTTTAGATAATCCGTACTGCGGGTTATTTATGGAAATGGGACTCGGTAAAACGGTTGCCACGGCTACGGCTTTGAACGAATTGTTATACGACAGTTTCGAGATCCGAAAGCCGTTAATTATCGCGCCGCTGCGAGTAGCACAATCGGTTTGGACGACCGAGGTTGAGAAATGGGACCATTTAAAGCATTTAAAAATATCGAAGATCCTCGGCAGCGAGAAAGAGCGCAAAGAGGCATTACTCGCAAAGGCGGATATTTTCATAATCAACGTTGAAAACGTCGCCTGGTTAGTGGCGCATTTGGCTGGCGCGTGGCCGTTCGATCTTGTCGTACTGGACGAGTCGAGTAAATTCAAAAACCCGCAATCGATCCGGTTTAAAGCGCTGCGATCAGTGCGGCCGAAAATGAAGAGGGTAATTTTGTTATCCGGTACGCCAGCGCCAAACGGGTTACTCGATTTATGGGCGCCGATGTATCTACTCGACCAGGGCGAGCGCCTCGGTAAAACGATCAGCAAATACCGAGATACGTATTTCAAACCAGGACGAGGCAAAGGTTTCGTCGTTTACGAGTATAACCTCCGCAAAGGTTACGATTGGTTAATTTATGAGGAAATTGGCGATATTTGTATATCGATGAAAGAGGCGGATTACCTGAAATTACCCGAGCGTATCGAGAATACGATCACAATACAAATGCCGCCGGCGCTTAAAAAGAAATACGACGATTTCGAGCGCGAGCAAGTCCTCGCCGTTGCTGATGGCGTCGAGATTTCGCCGGCTAACGCCGCGGGCCTGAGTAACAAGCTAACGCAGTTTGCAAACGGGGCGATCTATGGCGATCTTATACCAGGCAAAACGGCGAAAGAGTGGCACGAGATCCACGACCTGAAAATCGACGAACTCCGCGAGATACTGGAAATTGCCGACGGTAAACCGGTACTCGTGTTTTATGAATTCAAACACGACCTCGAGCGAATATTGCATAAACTCCGGTCGTTTAAACCGAAAGTATTAAAAGGCGATCAGGACATTAAGGATTGGAACGATAAAAAGATACCGTTTTTACTGGCGCACCCAGCGACCGCCGGCCACGGTTTAAACATGCAAGCCGGCGGAAACTGCGTAGTATGGTTCGGCCTTACGTGGAATTTGGAGTACTACCAACAAGGCGTAAAACGTGTACACAGGCAGGGCCAGTTAGAAACCGTTATTAACAATAAACTGATTATTGCCGGCACTATGGACGAGGATATCGCAATCGCTCTCGTCGAGAAAGCAGATACCCAGGAGGCGTTAATGCAAGCCGTAAAAGCGAGGATAAATAAATACTTAAAAGCAGCATGAGCGACCAATTAGAAATACCGAATTTTTACACTGCCGCCGATCTCGATCGGGTTAACTGGCCGTTTGTGGTTGAAATTCGACCAGGTTTGCAGATACCGAAGAGTCCGAAAGTTTATACGGCCGTCCTGGTTACGCATGCTGGCGAAGAGGTATTGCAGGGAAAACCGAGGACCGGAAAGGCTGGCATAATTAAGACTTTGAGCCGTTGGTTTCCTGGCGTTAAGATAAAAGACGTCGAAAAAATGAGCAAATTTGCCGAATAATCGTACAACAGGGACGCGGAAATTAATTATTTTGCGTAAATAACCATAAATTTGTTAGATGCCGGCTTTAAAATCAACAAAAAAAGAGATTTTTTGCAACGAGTACGTAATTAATGGCGGAAACGCCGCAAAAGCAGTCGTTTCGGCGGGTTATAGTCCAAATAGGCCCGAGGTACAGGGATACAGGTTGTTGCAAAACGCTGATATACTGGCTCGGATTGCCGAGTTACGTATACCGCTCGAGATCCGGCTCGACATATCCAAAGACAAGGTTGTCGGCCGATTAATGCAATTTGCCTTTACTGATTTGCGGGATTTTTTCGACGAGGCTGGAAATTTAACCAACATATCCGAACTATCGGACGACGCGGCCGCCGCGATAATCGGCGTCGAGGTCGAGAGTATCAAGTTTGACGGCGTCGAGGTCGCCCAGCTAAAAAAGATAAAACGCAATGATCAAATAAAAGCGCTCGAGTTGATCTCGCGAATAATGGGCTACGACGCGACCAAAAAATCCGAAATAACTTTACCGAAACCGTGTATAATCGATTGGTCGTAAATGGGAGTAATTGAAACTATCCCGCCGCTCGAGCCGGTCCGGTTTATCCCGACCGATAAGCAAAAGGAGGCGCACCAACTTTTAAAGGATAACGACGTCGTACTATACGGCGGGGCGATCCGCGGCGCAAAATCATTTTGGGGCTGCCTAGAAATAACCGGCTTTTGCCATACCTGGGATAACTCGCGTTGGTTTATGCTGCGAAAAGATCGCGTTGTACTCGAGGCCACTTTACTAAAAACATACATTGAAAATTTCCTCGATCGCGGTTGGAGCGCGTACGTTAAGTCGTTCACGAAAGACGATCTCGTTTTAACCTGGAATAATAACTCGCAGATCCTCTTTATGGGCGAAAACTACGAACGGGATAAAGAGTTGAACCGTTTTAAAGGACTCGAGATTAACGGCGGTTTCGTCGACGAGATCAACGAAACGCAGGAGGTAACCTACGATAAAACTATCGAGCGCGCCGGATCCTGGTTTCACGCGAAACCGGCACTGATCAACAACGTCCTGGTAAAATGTCCGAGTAAGATACTCGCGTCCTGCAATCCGACGCAAGGCTGGGTAAAACAACGTTTTTACGAACCTTGGGAAAGAGGCGAGTTACCGCCGCGCGTTGCGTATATACAGGCTAAAATTACGGATAACCCGCACGTACCCGCTGAGTTTTTGGAAAGCATAAAAAAATTGCCGCGCTACCAATACAAAGTATTCGTTGAAGGCGATTGGAATATCGCGTTAAAAATGGGCGGCGAATTTTACAAAACCTTTGAACTCGATCAACACGTTTTTAGCAATGAAACCGTAAAATACGATCCCTCTTTACCGTTGCATATCAGTTGGGACGATAACGTTAACCCATACTTACCGGCCGGTTGTTTCCAGTTTCGCCCGAGATACGAGTTAGTGGTCGACAGTGCGACGCCCGCAAAGGTTATCGGGTACTACGTGGATATGATTGAAGAGATCGCCGGCATAACGCCGCGCAATACCGTAACCCAGGTATGCAACGAAATAAGACGATTATTTCCTAACCACAAAGCCGGAATGTTTATTTACGGGGACGCCACGGCCTCCAAGGAGGACACAAAACTCGAGAAAGGATATAATTTTTACCGGTTGATCCTCGATGCATTGAAGCAATATAAACCGACTTTGCGGGTTTTACCGAGTAACCCGTCGGTCGTTATGCGCGGTAATTGGATAAATACTATATTTGAAAAACAAATCGGCGGTTTAATAGTTCGGATTGCTGAAAAGTGCAAAAAAACTATAAACGATTTTGTACTTTTGAAAGAGGCGGAGGACGGCGACAAGTTGAAGGAAACAGAAACGAAAATGATCGGTGAAAGCAAAGTCCGGTATCAGAAAGTCGGCCATTTTACGGATCTATTCGATTATTTAATGTGTTCGGCCTTCGCGCAAAAGTTTGCCGAATATCAAGCCGGTAGCGTCATACAGGGAATAACGTCGGGCCGAAACAAAACAAGTAAACACGCTTATTAAACGATAAATAAATGTCCTATCTAATACGCAACGACTACAAAAAGCTAATACAGGCCGACAACCTTAACCAAATAATAAACTCCGATAATACTATCCTCGCGGGCGTCGAACTGGCAGCACAAGCCGAGGCCGTTAGTTATTTAGTTCAAAAATATATCGTAACCGAAGAGTTTGCCGATTTGCTTACCTGGTCCATAGCTACAATTTACAAAGCAAAACAACGGATAACCTTAGACGCTTTGGCATATAGCGCGACCGCAGCGTACGCGCTTAACGATCTCACTTTACAAGCCGGTAACGTGTACAAATGTACCACGGCTATCGCGTCCCCTGGCGAGGCGTTCAATCCGGCGCACTGGTTATTAATCGGAGCGCAATACGCGGTATTTTTCGTTACGCTGCCAAAGCCGGAGTTTGAGGTTACCGGTGCGTACGGGTTAAACGATCAAGTATTTTGGAAGGATAAAACGTACACCTGTAAAATACCGACCGGATCACTAACGCAAGAGCAAGCGATCCAATACGGACTATATAGCAACATACCGCCGGCAAATATTTTCCCTGACGATCCGGCTAACGGCGCGACGTTTTGGGGCGTTGGCGTTGCGTACTCAGTGGCCGCCGGCACCTTACCGACGAATACAACCTACTGGACGGCTGGCGATAACCGCAACCAACAATTAGTTAATTATCTTATCGATATTTGCTTGTACCACGTACATACGCGCATTGCGCCGCGCAATATTCCGGAGTTACGGGTTAAGCGATACGACGACGCGATTAAGTGGCTTAAAATGGCCGGCCGTGGCGAGATAACAGCGGCATTACCATTGATACAACCGAAATCCGGCCAGCGCATACGTTGGGGCGGTAAAGTTAAAAACGTAAATTCCTACTAAATGCATCCTTTTCAAAATCTCGTGCAAAAAGCGCTACCGGCCCGGGTAAGTAATTATTTTTTTACTCCGGCGACCATTGAGGCGGCAACCGCAGCAACGAACGACGGTAAACAACGCACGAATAAAAACGCCTCGTATTATATTTTCCCCGCGCAACTTGCGCGTTTACGCGTTGACGTTCTCGGCTGGCGCGACGCAATCCGAGAGGCGGAAATGGCTTTTTATCCGCAACGGGTAAAAATGCAGCGCATGTACAACGACGTAATAGTTAACGGCCATACGCTCGCTTGTTGGGAAAGGCGCAAGGACTTAACGTTACTGAGAGATTTTAAATTATGTAACTCGGCCGGCGTGGAAAATGAAGAGTTAAAAAAGCTATTTCAAAAACCGTGGTTTCAGAACTTCGTATCCTTTGCGCTCGATGCTATGGGATACGGGTACTCACTTATCGCGCTGGGCGATATTATAGCCGACGCGTTTCCGAAAATATCAGTCGTACGTCGTTGGAATGTATCGCCGGACCGATTGAACGTTACTGCCTTTACGTACGCGATCTCGGGCCTTAGTTTCATAGACGACGAGGACGTTAAGCAGTGGCACGTATGGGTACCGACGGTTAATAATATCGGCTCCGCTACGTGCGGTTTCGGCTTATTTTACGAGGTCGCTTTACCGGCGATCTATTTGCGCAATAATATCGGTAACAATATGGATTACGCCGAGAATTTCGGCCAACCGATACGCAAGGGAAAGACAACTAAAACCGAAGAGGCCGAACGTGCGGAATACGCCCAGGCGCTCGCAAATATGGGATCGGACGCGTGGATACTACTTGATCCGACCGACGAGTTAGAATTGATCGAGAGCAAACCGACCGGACAAGGTTTTAAAGTTTACGAGTCGATCGAGTCCCGTTGCCAAAAGGAAATATCGAAAATTATACTCGGCCACTCCGACGCACTCGATAGTGTGCCTGGGAAACTTGGCGCGGGATCCGGCGAGGATAATCCGGTTACCACGGCTCTACTCGATAAGCAAACCAAAGACGGTCAGTTTATCGAGCCGCTGATAAACGAGGAACTATTAACCCGCATGCGCGAGTTAGGTTTCAATATACCCGACGATATCCGTTTTGAGTATAAGAACGACGACGAGAAAGAGGCGTTTAGACGTCGCCAGGACGAGAGTAACAAGGTTACTGCCGAGATCGCGCAAACGATGAAAAACGCCGGCCTTAAAATGGACGCAAAGTATTTTGAAGAGAGGACCGGTATAAAAACAACCGACGCACCCGAGCCGGATCCGACAAATATCCCGTTTCGAGGTAAAAAGCCGGTACCGGCGATATTAAATAAACTGCGACAATTATACAATGGCAACTAAGAAAAAATTAAAAAAGAAAATCGCCGCTGAGGCCGCCAAAGTGCCGCAAGTTGATATTAATGTCGGCGAATGGCAAAACGTTTTTGGCGCGGAGTTACTCATGCAAGGGGAAACCGAAGTCGACGGCAAACCGATTAATCCAAAGCAGCTATATCGTCAAAAAATGCCGGTTATCCTGGCCGTTAACCACAGTCGCCGTATGACCAAGATTTACAAAAAACACGGTAACGAGGGATTACTCGCCTACTTCGACGCAGTGGATACGCATAACGGCGTAGAGCCGCCGCCGCGCGAGGTTGCCCGCGAATTAATGGCAAACCACAATTTGAAAGTTTTACAGGAAAACGAGGCCGCTGCCGAATAATGAAGTACACTGACGCCCAAATACAAAAATTACTGGACGGCATTTTCTCGGGCAAAATAACCGAGTACGATTTGCCCGACGACCTGTATTTTGCTATCGCGGACTACCTTAAACGGGGCGTCTATACCGGTTTCGGACAAACTTTATACGAGGCCACAGGTAAGGATCTCGAGTTAATCGCCGAACTACGCGATAATATTTATCAATTCTCAGCGGCAAAGACATTCCAACAAGTAAAAGAGATATCCGGTTTTTTGGTCGACGATAAAGGCGAATTACGCTCATTAAAGGAATTCCAGGAACTCGGGCGCGCGACGTACGATACCTGGAATAACGTTTGGGGAAAAACCGAGTATAATACAGCGGTCGGCCAGGCGCAACAGGCTAATAAATGGCTGGAAATCGAGAAAAATAAAGAGTTTTTACCCAACCTCCGATACTCGGCCGTCGTTGATCCGAATACCTCCGAGATATGTTTACCGCTCGACGGCATTGTCGCGCCGGTCGACGATCCGATATGGAATACGATCTCACCGTTAAACCATTTTAATTGCCGCTGCGTACTCGAGCAAGTCGACGAGGATACTAAACCGACCGAGGGCAACGACGACAAGGTAAAAGACGTCGAGGCGGAAATGCAAGATATGTTTAAAATGAACCCAGGGAAAGACGGTTATATTTTCAAAGACGATCACCCGTATTTCGAGGTCGCGCCACGCGATCGCGATTTCGCCGCTGATAATTTCGGCTTACCCATACCCGAGAAAGATTAATTTTGTTTATTCGAATAAAGTATTAATTTCGTTCGATAAAACCTTTCAAAATGGACCTCCAACAAAACAGTTTATTTAATCCGGTCGATCGAAATGGAAAAATACATATTCCGTCGGACCTTGTTTTCAAAGTAATGTACTTAACGCCCGACGGAATTATCGCTATACCGTACGACGCCACCGCGGCCCAGGTCGAAGAGTGGCCGAAATTCAGGTATAAAGATTGCTCGCCGATACCGATTAACCGTACGCAATTCGCTCGACTTGGTTTTACTAACGTAGACGGCGACGCTGGGCGAGATAAGGACGGTAATATTAATATTTTCCATATCGATAAAATGAACCGCTGGCGCGTAGAGTACGATTTATTTGAGCGGGCTGCCGTGGTTACTACGGGATATATACCGGAGTTAGGGTATAGTTATAAATTACCGCCGCGTATTGAGTACGTCCACGAGTTACAAATTATAATCCTCGATCTTTTCGGTATCGATCTAACCTATAAACCCGAACAGTTATGAGAGTACTTTGTATCGACGCCAAACCGAGGACGAACTCGTTTAACAACGAAATAGCGAGCCTCGTCGAAAATGAATATTACCACGTTATAGGTGAATACGAAGGCCACGACGTAAACGGAGTCGCTGGAATGGGTTACGAGTTAGCCGAATTGCCTAGCGTTGGTTATGCGGCGGATCGGTTTATACCGGTATCCGATATCGACGAAACCGAGGACGAGGGATACAAGCGCCGCGAGATACACAGGCAGTTGATACTGCCAGTACGGTACGCAGATATCGAAAACGCCTACGACGAGGCACTCCGAAATATCGGACCAATGTCGCATTTTAATTGCCGTTGTACGGTTGCGCACTGTATGGAAGATTTTAACAGGGCAATGCGCGAGGCACGTATAGCAATTACAGCGCTGGGCGCGATATTTGACGCAAATAGAAAAATATTACTCCGGACCGGTCGCAACAAACGCCGCCACGAACTCCGGAAACTGAAATTATCCTTTACTAAATGAAACCAAAACAGCGAGGTAACGTTATCCTGTATATCGGAGGTACGATTATAGCGATTGCGTTTTTAACGATCCTAATATCCAATACAGGACCAACGGCAAACGACGCGCTCGATCCGGTTATTTTCATAGTTTCGGCCGTGGTATTTTGCCTCTTTCGGTTTTTGGTACTCGGATACTACGACCATTTGTACCGGAAAAATAAGTCCGAGTCTAACGATCTCATGCCTGGCGATTACGGGTATGCCGAACAAAAATATAAAGTTAAAAAATGAAAAATATGGACGTACAACAAGTATTGCACAAACGAATTTTAGTAGCGACTCAGCGCGCCGGTTATACGCGCGGCGTTGCCTCGGAGGTCGAAGAGTTGAAAGTATTGGAGGCCTCGCCAACGGAAAAATGGTTAAAAGTCCGTAACTTAAACGGGCAAACATATTGGAAAAAAACCGACGAAATCGCAGTCGTTGAGATTTTAGGCATGTTGGAACCAAACCCAAATAAAGAGCAATAATGCAAAAAGAAATATTCGACTACGCGGATTTTGAAAGGACGGGAAACAATGCGATCGATCTCGTTGCTCAGGCCGTCGGCTGGGCGCGTAAGGCGAAAAAACCGATACAGTCGGTATCACTATCGCCGGCGTATTTCGATTTATTCCGGCTCGGCCTGGAAGTACTCGCGCGCGCGAAAGGGCAAAACCTCGAGTTGGAAGGCCACGAGATCCTCGAAATGGACGGCGTACAGATAACCCGCGGTAACCGGCAATGGGAAAAATTAATTATCCAGTGGTACGAAATGAAGGGGCAACCGTTAATACTAAATTGATCCGGAGTAATGACCAAAACCGAGGCAATCGAGGCCGTTAAGAGCGGAGCCGTTATATCTCACGACTGTTTTAACCCGTACGAGTATATCCGTCTGGACGGTACTGAATTAATCGACGAGCGCAGCAATACAATGAATTTTACCGAATTTTGGAAGGACCGGCAACTCGATATATTTCAAACCGGTTGGAGGGTATACGATAAAACTACCGAAATAAATGTTAAAAATAATACTCAAAATATCGAGAAAAATCGGCCGCGTCCTGGGTTTTATATGCGTCCTAACAATCGGCCTCTTTATAGGTTTTGACGAATGGGACGAAAAAACATAATTTAGCGGTATGGCGCT